CATCATGTCAAGCCCAATGTCAACACGACCATTAGTTACAAGCGGTTCGATCTTATCAGAGCCGGGGGTGTAAAAGATAAGGGAAGAAGGTGCCGTTTGGATAGGCATCAAGAAGCCGTCATCAGGCACCATCAAGGGAGGATCAATGACTTTCTGTGCAGCCTTAAGCACGACCTCAGACATCTTATTCAGCATCTTAATGTCAGGCAGGCAAGACATGGCAGGAGAACGACCATACACCTCAGAGGCTAGTTTAGACCAGCGAGGTACGTGGTAAGGGAATTGCTTGAACCCACCTTCTTCAACGACCTCTTTTAGGTCAACGCAAACGTAGCAGGACTCATAAGGCATGTTTGCCTTATCAAGCTTCTTTTCATCGTAATCCTTACGAGGGTAGACCGCATGGAAGAAGGTCCACTCTTTATCAGGGTTCTTTTCTTTTTGAATCTTCTCAGGCACCTTATCGCCAAAGCGCTGATAAGCTTGGCGGGTTGTGTATTTAATCTCACGATAAAGTGTGTCTACAACTCCCTCGGAATTTTCAAGAATAAAGCATTGAGCCAATGGGAAGCTCCTAAATACCGGAGCCCCAGTAATAGGATCTTCGGCCTGATAGAGGATGGCCGTGCCAAAGACAGCGAGGTCAAGGTAGGCCTCATGCACCGAGGAATGAAACCGCGACTTGGGCGAGGAGTATGCTTCATAGATGATAGTAGAGACTTGGTCTAACCAAAGCAAGGACTCTTCATCCTCAACAATGCTTGGGTCATTAGCCTGTAAGTTAAACCAGCGTTCAACTGGGCCAGTTAAGAAGCTGTGCAGTCCGGCTGCAAGCTGTTCAGAGGACAGCAGCGCAGTGCCGTCTAAGATTGAATTATGACGGCGCTCCGCTTTAACCACAAGGCGATTAAAGTCCTCGGCGCTTGGTCTAACAAGCTCGCGAAGCTCCTGCCAGTGGTTGTTCCAGACGGATCGATCGCCCTTAAGCTTCTCGAACCGCCTGATTTTCTCTGCTGCCTCGTTTTCCATTAACTACCCAGCGTTTGGTTACCAGCTGTAACACCTAACCCTGAGGTTAGGATAGTAGACTCGCGACCACTCATTTGACCGGCAACGCGGCGCTTCTTAGCATCTTCTCTTGACTTAGCGTCGCCAGGAGCTGCTGAAGCCTCAGCTACAGCTACTGGGGCTGGAGCTACTGGGGCTGGAGCGGGGGGCGGGGGTGGACTATAGCTTGGACGCGGACCTCCCATATTAACCTCCTAACATGGACTTTTGTGTAGTGGTATCTTCAACCCCAAGTCCCGAGGTCAAGATAGTAGACTCACGCCCGGTGGCGCGACGATTTTGATCACGACGTTTTTTAGCCTCATCAGCAGCGGCCACAGTGTCAACTGTAGGTGCAACAGGGGCGGGTGCTGGCGGTTGTGGTGCCGAAGCTACACCGCCACCGCCACCTCCAAATAATCCTCCCATATACTTATCTCCTTTTGTTAGTCAAAGACATTGTAGTCATTGACGGCTTTTTGTTGACGTGGACCCTCCAGCAACGGTTTGTTGCGGAGACCCCAGGCCAGGTATCTAAATGCGTCTGCGGCATGCGAACTCCAATCATGCATGGGTTTATCGCGAAAGACACGCTTTTTTTCATCAAAATCTTTCCGATACTGACGAAGGGCCTCGACGCCCCGCTCGCACCGATCGTAGTTAAACCAGCACCTGGGCAGCAGATTTCTTACCGCCTCAATGCCGTCTTCAACGGAGTGCTGCTTGACGACCGTGAACCTAATGCCCAGGCTACGTGCCACGTCGATACGAGCCTTGCCACTCGTAAGCTCACGCACTTCAATGTCGTGGGGTGCGTAGTGTCGGTCGTAGACGTAGTCCTTTTGGCTGAGGACTTTGATGTAGTGGGGCAACCCTTCGCCGTTGTTTTCATAGAAGTCAATAATCCTTATCTCATGTTGATAGACCTGGAAGAACCAGATAGCAGTTGAGTCACCCACACCAAGGTCCCAAGCCGTATGCACACGGAGCTTGGGCTCCCAAGGCACGTTACCAATGCGCTTGTCTTGCAGGGCGCGACTCATACCGTCACCGTAGTACGCGCCAACCAAGGGCGCGTCAAACGAACAGAAGTACTCCTGCTGTATAAGCTCCTCAGGCATGCCTGACTTACGTTCATCCTCAACCACGGAGAGGGGGATCGCGTTAGTCTTATCCACTGGCAAGACCTCGCAAAACCACTTAGCATTAGCCTTGGCCATGTTCAATAGATCATAACCATGGTTCCTACCTCGAGCAGTATAGATGAACAACGCCCAGCCATCGTTCTCTGCTAAGATAGGCCGGATCAAGTCCCAAGCTTTAGGGTCCTGAAGGCTATACTCAGAGAAGACCACGCCAACAGGGTTGGCGCCCACCAAGCTGTCGCAATTGTCAGTACCAACTACCTGGTAAATCGAGCCGGTCTTTAACTCGACTCTCATGGCAGTATTGTTTTTATTAGCGACTAACTCTGGTGGAAAGTGATCCAAGAACCCCCGACCATCGCGCGTGAACCCGTCCCAAACAATCTTGCGCCCCTGCTGGTAGGTCGGGAACAAATGCCAGTAAAGCCCACGCCGCTGCATCATGGACGACAAGGTCCAGTTAATGGAAAGTAGATCCTTACCAGCGCGACGATGCCAAACAGCTACGGCCCGTTTACCGCCATTCTCTAGATAATGCCAGAGAGGCTCCTGATACGGCCTAGGTTTCCAGTTATGCGGGATATTAATTACCGACATTAACTAGGGCCTTTGGCTCGTCGTCTTCCTCGTCATCTGCTGCAGCTTCTTTAATTGCTTCCTTAGCCACCATATCCGCAAACTTAAGTACGTTAACCTGGATGCCACCAGAAACCTCAGCAGTGAGCTCCATAGCTTTAAGTTTAGGTGCCACATATTGAGATAGTTCCTTGTGCAACGTAACACGGTGGTCAAGAGGCGTGCTGGGGTCCTTGGCTAGGATAATCATTTCCCTTAGCGGGTCATAATTCTCGTCTAGACAAAGCTTACGGACCTGCTGCCTAATGTCCTTGATGCTTGACATTGCATTTGACTATACATACCTCCCTATATAAAGTAAACTTTATTGAGCTATTGGCCTATTGGTACTCTAGAGCGTGTCCATGATAAAAGAGTTAAGGCTGTCAATAGTCCAATACTGTCAATACTCTCTATATACAAAAGGCTATTGGGCCCACCCAACCCCTAATACTTTTTAATTAAACTAGTGTAAAAAGTCTTTAAATCCCCTCCGCTAACGACTGACTTGGCGCTTTTAGATTCCGCGCCGGGTCACCCCCCCGGGGCCCGGGCTGCAAGGTGCTTGCATCTTTCATACCTAAAACATGTTAGGCGTAGTTGAACCCGACTACTACAACAAATAACCGAGACCGACGGATCTGGGTTCAGATGTAGGGGATTATGGTGAACAGAACTAGGTATAAGGTTCCCTAATAATCGATATATGCGACAAGAAAGATGAATAATCAAACACGTATTAGTGTCGTTAATACTAGTTCAGGTGGTATTATAAATGCTTATACTTGCAGATTATCAATCTTATTTGTTTACATTTATACTGGTGCAAAGTATATTCATCTTGTTGATTGACGATAGTTGGTCAACGAGTTCATTAACATCTAAAGAAAGGATAACGTATATGGAAGACCATATTATGGCGATAGTGAAGTCTAAGAAGAAATCAGAGGAGAAGGTTAAGGAGATTCTTGATCTTATCTCTGAAAAGTTTGTCGAGAGAAAAGTCTCTCTCAAACCTAAGTCTCGGTTTCTTTGTAAGGAGATACCGGCTGATCTTAAACTTCCTCCACAAGCAAAGATTATCCTCGATCAGCTTCCTAATGAGGGCGACGGTTTAACTTTCGCCGAATGGGTTGCCAAGGTTGAGGGTAAAATTCAGACGAGGCAGCCACTTGAGAGGGTGGTTATGTTTTATAAAACTCGTTTAAATTCAGACAATCTATTGCAGGTTCTTTAATTAAAATTGAGGGTCAGAGAGTAAAATCTCTGGCCCTCTTTTTTGCATTTTTTTGACTCGGATACTGTCGGCAAGCAACAAGTGGATGATATTGAAATATCGGTGTAAACGTCAAGGTAGATAGATTATATTATCACCAGTTCAATCGCTAGATTGAAGTTCATTAACATCTAAAAGAAAGGATAACGTTATGAAGTGTAAAAACACTCTGACAATTAACGAGACTCTTGAAGAGCTCTTGTTTAGATCAACAAAGAAGTCGGTGATTGAAGATATTAAAGCTATCTTCGAGGTTCTTGGTAAAAAAACTGCTGCTGCAGCCATCAAGAACATCAAGGCAGGTAAACATGATTCTTTCATAAGAGAATCTTTATCTTCCAGAATCACTGAAATTGCAGAATCAATTATAGACATGGAGAATATATGATCAAAAGAATGACAGTTGGTGAATTGAAGAAAAAAGAACCAGTATGGAGAAAGTGGATGGCAAGGGCAGTTGAGACGTTAGATGATTCAGATGAAATCATCGCTCATTACTGGCGTGCACAATCTCCCACATGTTATGTTCTGGCGAAAATAACATTTGATGAGTTTGGTCCACCGTTGAACTGAATTAAACTAGGGGCAGGGGTGAATAACCTCTGCCCCTTTTTTTATTGGTCCGTAGATGATACCAATAGGCTTCCCTATATAGAAATTATTGAGCTATTGGCATTATTGGCATTCTATCACTTTTTCAAAGGCTCGCATTTCAAATACTGTCAATAATACCAATACCCCAATAACTGTAGAACAGCAACTATGTCCATGAGCGTGTAAATCATGTACTTATATAAGCAAAGTGGATTATTGGCTCTATATTAGGACATATTGGCCCGAGAACCGTCAACCCTGGTTATAATATCTGTGTACAATATAACTGGGTATGAT